GTGCCGTTCCCGCCCAGCACCTGGCCATCGCTGTAGCTTTCAAACGTACCGTCAACCCACGGATTAGCTCCCTGAGTGCGGATGGTATTGATGGTGCTGGTCAGCGACGTGATGCTCTGCGACTGGCTGGTGATGGTGTTTTCCACCTGGCTTACGCGACCGGTCAGTGAACTCACCGCGGACGTGTCAGCCTTTTTACCCAGCTCAGTATTCATCGTGGTCAGGCTGTTCTGCAGACTGGTGAGCTGCTGCGACTGCGAATCCAGTTTACCCTCGGCAGACGTCATCCGGGTGGTCAACCCGGTGACAGCGCTTTGCTCGGCCTTCTTACTGACCGCCGCATTCGTGACGGCCAGATCGCCGCTGAGTTTCGTCAGCTGCTGCGCCTGGGTGGTGATAGCCCCTTCAGCAGCGGTGACGCGGGTATTCATCTGAGAAATGGCCCCGGCATTAGCTGCGATATCCTTTTCATCCGTAACATCGAGGACATGGAAATCATCGAAATACATTGCCCCCGCGCTGAGGAAGGTCGTCAGCTGGAAACTGGCCGTCGTGGTCTTCGTGGCTTTCCAGTCAAACGTTACCAGTTGCCAGCCAGAACTAAACGGTCCGTAGTTTGAGCCGACCAGCAGGCCAGTGCTGTCGGCCACACGAAACTTCGTGTTACCCGCATCTTTAATCGTGGTTCCCGGGTCCTGCTTCGCCCATACCCCCATGCGGTAGGTACGACCCTGCGTGATACTGATTTCCTGCCCGACCAGGTTCGACTGGCCGGCGGACATTTTCAGCGCCTTGTTACCCGAATGCGGAACCTGTAAATCGGCCACCGTCGCGGTACTGCTCCAGCCGGTAAAGCCCGCCGCACCGCGCTCAAAACTGCCGTTGACAATGAGGTTGCCCGGCATTTTCCCGCTGGCGTCAATATCTGCTGCCGTCTGGCTCAGGCTGTTACTCAGTTGCGTCAGAGAATCCCCCTGCGCACTGAGTGTTTTGCCCTGCTCCGTGACCTGGTTCTGCAGGGTGTTCATCGCGCTTGCGTCCGCTTTTTTGTTCACGTTCGCATTCGTCGTGGCCAGATCGCTGCTGAGTTTTGTCAGCGCGCTGTTAGCTGCCGCGATGTCATTCCCCTGCTGCGTCACCGTGCCCTGCAGCTGCGTCACCGCTGTCGTGTCAGCCTTTTTACTCACCGTATCGTTTGTCGACCGGAGGCTGTTCTCCAGCGAGGTGGTCCGCGTGCCGATGCTGCTGAGCGTATCGCCCTGCTGGCTAACCGTGGTGGTCAGTGAATCCACCGCTTTTGCGGTCGCATCTGCGGTTTTCTGCGAACTGTTCGCCGCCGTCACGTTACGCATATGCCAGTCGGCAGCGTACCAGACGGTGCCGAACGGACTGCTCTGATTAACCTGCAGGAACGGCCGCAGCAAGCTGGTATCGGATGGCACCGTAAAGCGCCAGGTGGCTCGTTTCCACGCGGTGGTGGTCCTGGTGTTGCCCCCGGACGCTTTCGCTCCGATGCCACCGGTGGCGGTGGTGGCCCGACCGATATAGAAGTTAAAGTCAGCGCTGCCGGTACCACACGCTACCAGAGCAGACATTTCGAAAACGTCGCCCGGTGTCACGGCGATATTGTTGATTTTTGGCACATGGTCTCGCCCGGCCAGCCGGACGGCATACCTGAACGGGCAGTCAGCCGGCACACCATCGGCGGTGGTCTCCACCACGTCATAACCCATGCGGTCATACGCCGGATCAAATGACGGGTTTGGAATGTAATCATCCCCGGCAGCATTCCCGGCGTTCACCGCTGCCGTCAGGCTGACGATGTTGCTGTTGGCTGCCGTGAGGCCTGCCTCGGTTTTCTCCACCCGGCCAGTCAGCGCGTTAAGCGCCGTCTGATCCGCTTTGGTGTTGACCTTATCGGTGGTGCTGCTCAAATCGCCCTGCAGCTTCGTGATAGCCTGCCCCTGGGAGGTGATTTTGCCTTCCGCACTGGTGACCCGGCTGGTGAGATCACTCACCGACTGCGCGCTGGCCTTTTGTGCCACGTTGTTGTTGGTGGTGTTCAGGCTGTTCTGCAGATTCGTGATGCTCTGAGACTGCGCGGTCAGCTGCCCCTCGGCATTCGTCACCCGACTGGTGAGGCTGTTAATGGCCGATGTGTTCGCGGTAATACCGCTGGCCGCATCATCCGGACTCGGTGACCAGTCGGTCATCACGGTCCCGGTTTCCAGCTGAGGGCGGCAGAGCCAGACTTCTTTGTCGGCAGACGTCGCGCTTTCCAGACGCGCGGCAATCAGCCGTTTGGTGCCACTTGTGGCAGGAATAACCCATTTCACCCAGTAACGCGCCCATGCGGTGGTCAGTTTCGTGACCGCCTTACCGTCACCGGCCCCGCCTTTAACGCCCTGGCTGGTTTCCGTGGTGGTGGTGTTCGACGGGTTATAGAAATAACTCGCCATCTCCTGCCCGTCATAAGCCCCTTTCGCATAGAAGCTGAATACAAATTCCGTACGCCCGGTAACGTCCAGCGTCTGTTCATCCAGCTGGGTATAACCGGATGCACCTTTCGCCAGCCGGGTGTAGGCCACGCGGTCGCCCAGATAGGTCTCTGTGGCGTGCCGGCTGCTCCATCCTTCCAGTGTGTCCGCATTGCGGATAAGGTTGGTCCCCCCCACGGCCAGGGAGGAAAAGTTGTTTTCCAGGTTCGTCAGCGCGCTGCTTTGCGTGGTCAGATCCCTGCCATGCTGTTCAACGGTGTTCTGCAGGCTCTGCAGCGCCGTTGCATCAGCCTTCTTCGCCACATTACTGTTGGTCGTGTTCAGGCTGTTCTGCAGGCTGGTCAGGCTGTCTCCCTGCGATTTCAGACCGACTTCGGTAGCCGTCACGCGGGTCGTCAGATTCGTCAGCGCGCTGGCATCGGCCTTGCCGCTGATATCCTTACCAAGTTGCGTCACATCCGACTGCAGTTTCGTGATCGCGCTGCCCTGAGACGTAATATTCTTCCCGTTCTGCGTGACTGACGCGGACAGACTGGAAAGCGCCTGCGCATTCGCATCGGCGGCATCGAGCGCCGCTTTCGCATCGGTCACGTCAGTGATGATCAGATCATCAATCAGGAAGGCGTCACCCAGGCGAACTTTTGGTGTATTCGGGATGGAGATCCTCACCATTGCCTGTTTCAGCGCGGTTCGGTTGTTGGTCAGATAGCCACTGACTTTTGTCCAGTTGTCCACCGACAACTCGGAGACTTTCACGTTCAGGCCAGGCCACGACCAGCCATTGGCAGAATCCTGGAAGGAAAATCCGAGCACCATATAAACGGTCGGATCGGCAGTCGAGCCAGCCGGCAACTTAACCCACGCCTCCACGTAATAGACCGCGTTATCGCGAACCTGCATGCCTGAAAAGATATGGGTATCGTTATTATCCGTCGCGTTCGGGTTGTACTCCGTACTGCGCGTAACACGCAGGCTTTTGGTACCGCTGTGAGCAGCTTCACTGGTGATAACGGCGCGGGCATTACTGAGAACATCGCCGACGGCATAGGATTCAAAACTGCCGTCCGGCAGTACGTTGGCTCCCCGTGTCGCCTGCTGCTTCAGCGATGTATTCAGGCTGGTCAGGCTGTCGGCCTGGCTACGGATATCCTTTTCAGTCTGGGTAACCCGGCTGGTCAGTGAACTGACCGCCGACGCATCAGCCTTCTTCGCCACATCGCCTTTGACCCCTTCCAGCGCGTTATTCAGCGCCGTGATGGATTGCCCCTGTGATGTCAGGGTGTTCCCCTGGTTCGTCACCGTCCCGGTCAGAGACGAAACAGCATCGCTGGTCGCCTTGATGTTGGTTTCATCGGTGATATCAAACACCCGGACGGAATCGAGCCAGATTTCACCGTTTGTCGGATGAGAATAAAGTTTGAAGTTCTGCCCGTCCGCGCCGGCAGCCGTCAATCCGGTTTCCCAGGTGATGGTTTGCCAGTCAGTGGTCAGCGTGACCGTTTTATCCTCATACGTACTGTCCGTCTGGCCGATTTTGTTCTGGCGACGGATCAGCAGACTCATCGCGCCGGAAACACCTTTGGCCTTCACCACCACCCGATACTTGCGCTGGCCATTCAGCGGCACCGGCTTGTTGTTGGAGAAAATGCCTGGGCTGGTAGTGGTCGTCCGGTTCAGCCGGACCCCCGCTTTCCCGTCCCCGAAATCGCCAAAGGTCACACCGGCTGGATACTGAATATCCCAGGCAGTGCTGCCCTGCAGAAAATCAAAGTTCGGGATCAGGTTGTCGCCGGCGTTGCGGGTGGCCGTCAGCACATTCGCCAGATTTGTCAGCTGCTGGCTCTGTGTGGTCAGTTTCCCTTCCGCCTCTGTCACCCGGTTATCGACCGAAGTCAGTGCCGTTGCATCGGCCTTCTTCGACACATTGCTGTTGGTCGTGTTCAGGCTGTTCTGCAGGTTCGTCAGCTGCTGGCTTTGTGAGGTGATGGCCCCTTCCGCTGTGCTGACCCGGCTCGTCAGTCCGGTAACGGCGCCGGCAGTGGCATCGATGTCCACCCGGTCGGTAACGTCAGTGACGTAAAAATCATCGAAGTAGCGGCTGCCGCTAATTAGATAGTTACTCAGCGTCACCGGCAGGCTGGCTGTCTCCGTCGCTTTCCAGCGACCGGAAATCAGGGTCCAGTTTGTCCCCACCGTACCGCTGTTGTATGGACGCTCAAAAACCGGCAGGCCGGCAGAGTTGCCGATCCGCAGCTTGTTGTTCCCCGCGCCATTATCCGTCGTCGCTCCGGGTTCCTTGACCCACACCCCGATTTCATAGGTTCGCCCCTGAACAAACGGGATGTATTGCCCCGGAGTCACATTCCCCGGATCAACCTTCAGCGCCCGCGTCCCGCTATGAGGAACGGAAACCTCCACCACACTGGTCGCGGTTGACCGCCCGGTGTAACCATCCAGCCCGCGTTCAAACGAGGGATTCACGACCAGGTTACCCGGTATCTGCCCGCTGGCATCGATATCTGCCGCGACCTGCGAGAGGCTGTTCGACAGGTTCGTCAGCGAATTGCTCTGGCTCTCCAGCGTTTTGCCCTGCTGCGTCACTTTCGTGTCGAGCGTGGCCAGCGCAGTCGCATCGGCTTTCTGCGCCAGCGCTTTATCGGTATTAGCCAGATTTCCGGTCAGTTTCGTGATGGCGCTGTTCGCAGCAGTCAGGTCGTTGCCCAGCTGTGTAACGGTATTGGTCAAATCCTGCACCGCTGTCGCATCAGCCTTTTTGGCCACTGCGGCATTGGTGGTTGCCAGCCCGTTTTCCAGCTGAGTTGTCCGGTTGCCGGTCGAGGTCAGCAGATTACCCTGTTGCGTCACGGTGGTGGTCAGGGAGTCAACCGCCGCCGCCGTGGCATCCGCAGTATCCTGAACCTTTTGCGCCGCTGTCACATTTCGCATATGCCAGTCCGTAACGAACCATACGGTGCCATACGGGCTGTTCTGCGAGATCTGCAGGAACGGGCGGATATAACCCCTGTCCACCATCGCCTGCGTGACCTTGAAGCGCCAGGTGGTTCTCTGCCAGGTCGCGGAGGGGGATTTCCCGCCCCCCGCCATGAGTGGCGCACCGGTGCTCGTATCTGGCCGAACGGCGGTGCCAACATACAGATTAAAATTCGCCGTGCCGGCGCCGCAGGCAACCAGTGCGCTGATCTCAATCACATCGTTAAGCGTGGCCGGGAACGCGGCAAAGTTAGGATGGTGATCCCGGCTGGCAATTCGGGCCGCATAACCATACGGGCAGCCCGGCGGGACCTCCTCAGCCGTCGTGGCTACCACGCTGAACCCCATCTGGTCATACGCCGGGTCAAACGTCGGGTTGGGAATTAAATCCCCGCCTGATGCGTTTCCGGCCCGTACAGCGGATTTCAGCGAGGTAATGTTGGCGTTAGCAGCCGTCAGCCCGGATTCCGTCTTCTCCACTCGTCCGGTTAGCGAGTTCATCGCCGTCTGATCCGCTTTGCTGGCCACGTTCGCGTCTGTCTGCGTCAGCGCATTCCGGAGCTGGGTGATGTTCTGCGAATTGCTGACCACATCGTTGCCAATCTGGCTGACATTCGAGCTGAGCACGCCGGCTGCGTTTGCCAGCGCGGAAACCCCGAGACCGGAATACATCTCCGCAACCTTGTCTGACAGCTTCAGACCCAGGTTGATATACGCCTGGCCGGTCCACTGATTCACCAGAAACTCAACGGTGTTCCAGCCGGCTTTCAGTTCAAAACTGACGGTATTCCAGCTGGCGTTACCCCAGGCGACCTGAACCCCATTCACAAATATGGCGCCGGTATCATCAAAAACCCTGGCCCCGGGCGCCAGTGTGATGGTGGTATCTGCGGCCACTTTCACCTGGCAGGAATACAGCGCGATCAGATAGCTGCCGGCGGATGTAAAGTCCAGTTTGGCCGCGTCGGCCACCTCATCCACGACCGTTGGCGCCACGGCGCGAACATCGCTGAATGACGGGACTGTCCCGGCGTTAGCCAGCTGCACCGGATAGAGTCGACGGGACCAGCGATTCGGCTGGCCATTGACCAGTTGATTCGACAGGCTTGTGATGCTGTCAGTATTGCTGCGAATATCCTGCCCGTTTTGCTCTACCTGCTGCGTTAAGGCAGTGACCGCAGCCGCTTCGGCTTTCTTCGCCAGCGCGGCATTTGTCGTGCCCAAATCGCTCGTCAGTTTCGTGATGGACTGACCCTGGCTGGTTATCCTGTCACCCTGCTGGGTAACAACAGACTGCAGCCCGCTCAGCGCCTCATTAGTACCAGCCAGGCCCGTTTCCGTCTGGCCAACCCGGTTAGTGAGCGATGTTAACGCGGCGCCCTGCGATGTCAGCGTGGCGCCCTGTTGCTCAACTTTCTGCGTCAGGGACGTCAGCGCGGCTGCATCGGCTTTTTTCCCGAGGCTGGTTTCCAGGCCACCGATACGGCTCGCCTGCGCGCTCTGCTCTGTCGTCAGAGAACTCAGTTCACCAGAAACAGCAGCTTTGTTGTCGTTAAACTGCGTCTGCAGGGACTCTCTGGCCTTAACTTCCGCCGAGATGGCGGTAACGCGTGCGGTTTTTTCCTGGTACAGCAGCCCGGAGGTGACTTTCTCCAGATCGCTCCCATCATAGGAGCCACGCATCTGCGCCGCCAGCGTGCTGCGTGCCTGCGCTTCGGCAGTCAGCGCGTTACTCAGCGTACTGCGCACATCCTGCAAAGCCGCCGTACTGGCGCCGGGTGCTGGCCGGCCAACGGCGATCCAGTCGAATTCGATAAAGTTGCTGGCATCCTGCTGGTTCGTCAGGTCCAGGCGAATACGATCAATGTTCCCTGTCCACGGAATATCACGCACCGTCAGGGTTGCCACCCCATCGGCATATTCCGGCTCAGCAACAATGTATCGCTTCGTGTTATTGAAGTTTTCGCCGGCAGACACCCAGCGGATCTCACCCGCCCAGACTGGTTTGCCGGTTTTACGAAAGCGCAGCATGATGAAACGGTACGCCGCACCATCGACAGCCAGCCCGCCTGGAGAGGTAATGTACGGATCGGTGGCGCTGTCCGCCGGGCGTAACCAGCCATCCTGTGACACACCCGGTACGCCGGCGCTGCCGGTCCAGCCCTCGGTCGTCTGATTGTTGAAATGCCAGATAACCTGCGAATCGAACTGGATATTAGCGCCGGCAGCGAGGCTGGACATTTCCCGCGCCAGATTTTCATCGGCGGTCTTCATCACCTGAGTCAGGCTCTCGATACTCGCCTCAATCCCCTGCGTTGCCGCCAGCAGTTCATCAGCGGCCTGTGACGCCTTCGCGTTAACATCGGCGATACGATCCGCGGTCTCCTGCTTCACCGCATTGGTCAGCGTGGTGTTGACCTGAGACAGCGACTGCTTCAGGCCATTTTCGGCAGTCTTTATCTGCGCATTCAATGCGGCATCGCCGTCGGCCAGCGTTTTGCTGACCCTGGCAATCTCCAGGTCGATGGTGGCGTTGATTTCCGCAGCCGTATCGGTGACTGACTGTCTTACCTGGGTGATGCTGTCGGTCAGCGACTTGTTCACAGTTGCGATCTGCTTGTTCGCATCTGCGACGGCGGATTTTGCCTCCTGAACGCCTTTGTTTGCCTGAGCCAGACCAGAATCGAGAGCCTCATTGACCGAGGTGATCTCATCCGTGATGGTTTTATTCACGGCGGAGATCTTCCCGTCAACATCAGCAGTGATGCTTTTCGCCGATGCATCAATATCCTGGCTGACCTGCTTCGCCTGGTCTTCGGCTTCCTTACGCAGAGCTTCAGCGGTCTGCTCCAGTTCCTGCTGCGTATTGCGGATACCTTCCTGCGTTTCGCTAATGGTGCGCTGCGTTTCCTCCCAGGCAGCCGTATCCTTGATCGCGTCGGTCAGGTTTTCGTAGTAGTCATCAAAGTTATCGCTGGCCATCCCCTGGACCCAGCCGGTCCACGGGCTTTCATTGCCAAGACGATCCACAAGGCGCGCCCGGTACCAGAATTCGGCGCCCATACTGAGGCCCATCTGCTGATAGCTTTTCCCCGGATAGGCTACGTCTGATAACGGCATTGGCGCACTGCCGTCCTGGTTTTTGCTGTACTGCAGTTCCGTGCGCAGCGTATCCCCGGAGCCGGTCGGGAACTCCCAGCTAACCTGGACCCCATGAACCAGCGAACGGGTTGCCAGCGCCAGCGGTGCCAGCGGCTCGCCGACCTTGCCGGTCAGGGTTTTCTCTTCGGAATACGCCCAGCCGCTCGAGATCTCCGCCGCATTGATCGCACGGACGCGAACCAGGTAACGACCGGCATAAATGCCGCTGACCTCAAACGAGGTGGTCGAGCTGCGCGGCACATTAATCCAGTTCCCGTCGTTACGGCGCCACTGCGCCTCGTAGGCAATAGCGCCGCTGACCGCTGACCAGTTAACCTGCATCGTTTCGACGCTGATCCCCTGATTCACGACCGAGCGGGATGTGATGACAATATCGTCAGGAGGTGACTGGTTGCCCGCCGGCAATACGCTAACCGGGCGCTGATCGATAATCGCGCCGGTATCGATGCGGGCGAATTTATCCGGGTCATGTGACACGCCGGTGATCGTGAGGGTGGCATCGCCGTTCTCTTTTACCCCTGCGACCCGGTACTGCTGCAGAAAGAGGTCATTAGATTCTACGGCCCAGACGCATTCCCGTTCTGGCGTCTCACTGTACGCCGTTGTGACCGTAATCTGCCGGCGTCCGTTAACGGCCTGGATGGTCCGGCTCTGTGAGATCCCGGATGGCAGGTTTAGCTGGAGGCGGTCGCCAGGTTTGGCATCCACATAACGATCCAGCGTAATCACCCGGCCATTCACCGCGCTGATCCGCCCGCCGTTGACCCGTCCGGCCAGCAACTCATCCGCCAGGGCAATGATATAACCGGGTTGAGGAATGCGACCGTCCAGCCCCACATCAAACTCAACGACCCGGTCTTTGTTGTTGGTCAGTATGCCCCACAGCCCCTTACGGTGGGCTTCGCTCTGGCGCGTACAGCCAATCGCGGTCATTTCGAGCTGGTTAAAACTGTAGCGGGAAACCAGTTCCGGGATAAACGCCGGCTCCATTGCATCAGCATAAGCATTATCCGGATCAGACCAGGAAACCAGGGCGTTGGTGTACCGAACCTGGCTGCTGCTGCTCGAATAACGGGGTTTGCCGACAATATTGGCGCGCGTATAGGTAAAATCGACATCACGCGGCATATCAGCCTGCACAACAATCTGCTCACCGTTCCAGCAGGTCATGCCCCGGAAAATGGCTGCAAAGTCTCGCAGCACGGTGTAAGCATCGTTGCGTTCCTGGACGTAGACGTTACAGGTATAGCGCGGCTCCATGCCGTCACCACCGCGCCCGTCAGGAACCAGCTGATCGCAGTACTGTGCAATCTGGTACAGCGTCCATTTCGAAATATTGGCGCTGCTCAGACGATTACCGAGACCAAAACGGTCAGCTGTAACAATGTCGTAATAGATCCAGGCCGGGTTATCCGTCCAGGCCCATTTAAACCCGCCGGTCCAGACGCCGGTATATTCGCGGGTTTCCGGATTGTAGTTATCCGGCACACGAATCACGCGCCCACGCGGCTCACAGGAAATTTGCGGAATGGAGCCATTAAACTGGCTGGAGTCGAACTCGATATAAAGCAGCGCGGTGTTGGGATAACGCAGCTTCGCGTCAATCACTTCGGTATAGCTCTGCAGCGTCATCACGTCGCCAACTTTGACACTGTTTGCATCCGGAGAGATTTTACGCAGGCGTAGCGTCCAGGTACTGCCGGCATGGGGCAGATCAATACGATGGCTCCGCTCATAACCGGAGGTGGTTTTACCCGTGACAGCGGTTTCCAGCACCGTCTGCCAAGCGCCACCGTCGGTCTGCAGGTCAATCGCATACTTGACGGTATTGCCCACCACGTCGCCGTCATCTTCCTGTTTCATCAGGGACGGCCATTTCAGGCGGACACGAACGGCAGAAAGCTGGGTATTAGTAAAGGTATGGGTCCAGGCTGTCTTGCTGGAAACTTCCGTTCCCACACTGATTTCATTTTCAGTGCCGGGAATACCCTGAATATAAGTCTGAGCCTGCGTGCCGGGTCGAAATTCCCAGGACACGCCACTGAAGTTTTGCGAACCATCAGCATTTTCAAGCGGGGTGCCATCAAGATAAATATCTTTACCGGTTAAACCACCTGCAAATTCACCCTCACCTAATGCGAGCAGAATTTTGGCTTTCGCAACAGACTGTAAATCATCCGGCTGTTCCGTCGGTGTACGCTGCTTTGAGCCGCCACCCTTGCGCCCTTTAATTATGTTATTTGCCATATTACGCCCATAAAAAAAGCCACCGCAAGGTGGCCTGAATTGGATGGTTTACTGAATAAAACTTATTGCTGGTCTTCTACGTAAATACCGGCAGATATAATGGCTCCGCCAATTCGGCGTTTTCCATAAAGTAAAGGGACCGGGTATCCCTGAGAGGCAGTGTTCGTCACTCCCCCAAAGGCGTAGGACGCTTTATTGTCAGCGGATTCTTTTCGTGCCAGGCCAGCTGGCTGTGGGGAGAGCATCTGAACGACGCCGCCGAGCATCATGGCACCGCCAGCCATCATTACATTAACACCCCACGGCTGATCAAATACGAATGTAGCGACAGCTCCAGCCGCAACGATGACCGCACCTAAAATTGTCTGTAGGAATCCGGATTTTTTACTCCCGACCACGACAGGCACAATACGTATAACCTCACCTGTCACCGGAAAACCTAAATCATCTAGTCCAATGTTCTTATTGTTTTTAAATATGGCATAGGTTAATCCGCGTTCCTCACTGGATATCATGAATTTTTCAAAGCCCGGTATCGTATTTGCTAACGCTATACCTGCTTCATGCGTAGTAGAAATCAATCGATGATGAACTTTTCCAAACATTTTCCCCAAGGTGCCAGAAAGCTCAATCCTTGTCATTGTTTCTTTCATATATACCCCAAAAATGAAGGCCTGAATATAATCAGGCCTATAATTTTTAAAGATGCACTTCTTTAATTAATTCCTTTCCATTCCTTAAAATGGTGACTTTCACGTTATCCCCTGAGTGATATTTTTCCATCACAGAGGTCAAGTCGTACTGGTTTCGCACCGCATCATTCCCTACCGCTGTGACAATATCATCGTCACGTAAACCTGCTTTATAAGCAGGACCGTCATGAGTAACACCTTTTATTAACATTCCTGCAGAATAAGACGTGTTTTGTACCTCATTCCCCTTGGTGTCAGACATTCGTGCCATAAAGCCCATTCTGACTGGTGCAAATCTCTCAATATAATCATTAATATATTTATTGAAATTAATAGCAGCCTGATATACATCAGGAACGCATCCAAACATATTTGAGCATGATATACGTACGTTTATTGAGCTAGCACCTGTAGGCAAAGGATTTTTGGTTACTTGGCATGCAATTGCTGCACTATTAGCAGGGGAATTATATGTTTCTATATAATCACTACTATAGTTCTGGATTTTCATTCCACAATTCTGATTCACCCACTGTCTTGCAGCAGCCCAAGCCGCATCGCATTGTTTTTGGGATGAACAGTATGGCGTGGTTCTATCAATTTCAGCTTGCTGCTTTTGTCTTTCTGAGTTTGATACACATCCTGCTAGTGCCAATGTGGCTAAAAATATCACTACTTTCTTCATATCCATATTCCCATGAGTAAAGGAAGTTAGATGGTACCAAAGAGAAGTGATATATAAAGCCTAAGTTAATGTTTTGTATCGAACAATCTTCATCGTCCTTTCCATCCAGTACCCACCATACGGCACGCGCTTGCTGAGATGGCCATACAGGTGATGCAGCAGCAGGTTCCCTTCCAGCAGAATCCCGGCGTGGTTCCACTTATCCGCCTGCACCTGCATGATCACCATATCACCCGGTTGCGGTGGACCATCAAACTCACGGAACCCGCATTCATACCAGCAGTCCTGATAAAAATTGTCCGGATACTCCTTTTCCCACCACGGATAATCGACGCGGTAATCGTGCAGCTCGATGCCGTGGGTTTGCCGAAAATAGCTCATCACCAGACCCCAGCAATCGTAGTGGCCCAGCACGAATGGTCGCTCGAGGAGCGGCAACTCACCACGCGGGTGAATGGTACGGAGATCACCTTCTGGCCAGCTGATAATATGCCAGGGGAGAAGGGTCGCGTCGCATTGCGCTTTATCCAGTTCGCTCGGCTGGGTGGTGGCATCAGGATGGCTGTGAACAATACCGGTAATCGTTCCCCATTCCTCAACCTCTGCATAATCCTCCGGCGCCAGCACAAAATTATCTTTCGACTCTGTGGCCAGGTTCCGGCAGGGGAAATAACGCTCCGCTCGGCCCCTCTGGGCGACGAGGCCGCAGGCCTCGCGCGGATATTCTGCGGCCACATGTTCCTGGATGGCCTTAATCGTTTTCTGACGCATATCAGCTCCTGATTAATGAAGTGCCGGGGAACCCGCCAAACGGCAGTTCGCTATTCTCACCATGACGTAATTTGCAGGCCGTGAGCGTTCCGTTGCAGACATCCTGCGACGGGTCATCAACTGGCTGATTGTTCCTGTCAAAATACCGGGTGCCGGCATAGTCGCACCCGTTACCGCTGCGGTATTGATTGCGGATACACCAGGTGCAAATCGCATGCAGCTGGCGAGTGGGGATCATCATCCCCTGCAGGGCAAACGGGCTGGAGAGAGTAAATTCCACCTTCTCATCGTCTTCATAATGCTTTACGTCGATGAAGAAAAGGCGCCGTTTCTCCTGCGTCGGATCAGCTGAGGCATTCCCGTCCGGAAAGTTCTTCGCATCGAGATACTGTTTTTGCGTGTCGTGGATGACAACCCGCGCCAGAGCCAGATCGTCGTAATGAAGACAGAGCGCGGATATCTTTCCGTCGATGTTCCCTACCCGCAGCGTTGGCTGCGCGTCGCTGCCCGTGGTGGATGACTCGATCCCTTCGATTTCACATGGCCAGGCTTTATACTCCCGCCCCTGCCACCAGATGCTTTTCGCCGGCAGCTTATCCAGGTCGCCGCCAGCGGCGAGGATTTCGGCTGCAGTATGGGGAACGTTATAGCCGTGGAAATACAAAATCTCATCCAGGCCAAACGCCTGGCCATCGATCTCCAGGAGACGAACCTCATCGCCTGGCTCTAATTTCTGATAATTCGCGTTAAGGCTCATGGTTTAAATGCCTGAATAAATGTGGCTGACAGTGAGTAATTTCCGCCTCCCAGCGGCACCGGTTTATATTGTTCGCAGCGGTAAAGCCCCACCTCTTCCAGAGGCGGGGTCCACTGAAACGCGCGGATGCCGGCATGACGGTCGAGGAACTGCTTAATCGGACGGATATAGTCCTCCGTACCGACAAAACTCAGCTCCCAGTCCTGTGATCGGGTGTTAATACCATCGCCGGATACCTGCGTATATCCGTCACCGAACTGCGCCTTCCGGACACGAAAGTTAACGGTCTGCTGGGGATTAACCCGCGGACTCCAGGTGAATATCTCAATAGCCATCAACGTTGCCCTTTAACTGCATTCCAGACCATCCCGCCAGGGCGCATATCCTGCGCCATCAGCTCCCTGTATTTTTTCTCCACAAACGAGCCGATCTGCTGGCCAAACTGCTCAAAACCAGACGGCGCCTGCGTTGAGGTGTTTCCGCCTTCAATCGTGATATAGACTTTTGGCCCTTCCGACGCGCCGGCGTTCTGACCACCACCGACAGCGCGTACACCCAGCGAACCATCGCCGGCACGCGTCAGCGGCATGATGGCCTCCGGCCCGGCCTCGCCAAATACGCCGGCCCCTTTTGCGAAGGCAAAGAACTGCGGAGAGTCGTAGACCTGGTTGCTGTATGCGCTTAGCGACGGTGAGTCATAAACGCCGCCTTTGGCGTTGAACTGGAAGTTACTGGCGGCATTCTGGATCGCCGTCCCCGAGCCTGCGCCCGCAGCGCCCGTGACAACGCTGGTCCCGACGCCCACCACGCCCATAATGGTTTGCATGACGGTACTGGTGACCAGCGCCTGAGCGGCCATATCAACGAGGTTTTTTATGACCGACTGCGTGAGTGAGGAAAACAGGTCAGCCATGTTCTCCTTAAAGCTTCTCGTCCGCGTCAGCATGCTCGTCAGGAAGTTGCCCGAGCGCTCATGGGCCGTTTCAAATAACCCGACGGCCAGGCTCTGGAATTCTCCCTGTGATCGGTATAACTCCAGTGACGTCTGATACTGCGCATCGGCGGATTCTTTCGTCGCCTTCTGCATCAGCATTTCGTACTGTTCTTTGCTGATCGCGCTGCCCTGGTAGTACGCCTGCAGCAATGCCTGCCGCTGCGCAAGCTGATTGCGCAGCGAGACCAGTGGATCAACTTCGCCGGCGATATCCAGTGCCGGCGCAGCGATTTCATCGGCATGCGCCTGCAGCAGCTCTTTCGCAGTATCTCTGGCCAGCGTTATTCGTGCGGCCTGGTACTCTTTTTCATCAAGAAGGCGGGCTTTGAAAAGCTCAGCCAGGTCCCGGCTGACTTCCTGCTCTTTTCGCAGAGTTTCCTGGGCGGGGGAATACTGCGCGGCCAGATCCAGTCGCTGTTTCTGGTAGTTCTCTGCATTCATTAACAGCACGCGCTGCAGGTCAGCATCACTGGCGCCATTTTTCTTCGCCGCTTCCTGCAGCTCCCTGTTGCTGTCCTTTTCCTGCAGGTTAATTCTGGCCAGGCTGGATGCATGGGCTTCTTCAATTTGCTGCCGCAGCGTTTTGAACTGGTCGACCTGGGACTTACTGCCTTTCCCCGTGCCGGTACCGCCATCGCCGCTCCAGGGATTTCCATCTCCGGTCTCTTTGGGGGGCGTGCTTAACGCTCCTTTCAGATCGTCCGTAAGGGAGGTTATTTTTCCCGATAAACCCAGCTGAGCCAGTGTTTTTGCATCACTGACACGCTTAATGTTTTCCTCGGTTTTGCGGAGTCCCTCGTTAACGCTATCGAGATCCGCCCGCGCCCGCGTCTGGTCTTTTGTCACCCCTTCCAGCTGGCCGAAGGGGTCAAACCCTTTCAGGCTGTCGATACGACTGTCGGCATCCTGAATCTCTTTTATCAGCTGGTTACGCTGCACGACCTGGTTTTCGTACTTATCCTCCAGGTCGAACTGCTTCACATTTAACTGGTTAAGCGAGAGGCGCATCAGCGCTTCACTGGTTTCCACTACGGCATCTTTTAAATCAATGGCCGATTGCCGGGCTTCTTTTGCCTGTTGATGGAAATACAGTAATGCAGAGCCAGCCAGCGTCGCCGCGCCAACCGGACCACCAACAAAAGCCAGGGCGCCTCTTGCCAGGCCCACGGCAACGGAGGCCGCACGGGCTGATATCGACAATTGCCGGTTTGCCGCTGCCAGTTTCAGTTTCGCCTGGCTGGCCAGGTTCGTTTGCTCAGTTTCCTGCCGGATAAGCCGGGTAAACTCATCCTGGTAACTGATATTCATCCCATACTGTTTAGCCGTCCGCTCCATCTGCCGGTAGTGGCCAAACTCAGCGTCGTTCTGTTTCAGGATGGCCGCTGTCGAATCCAGCGTTTTGCGGGCAATATCCGCATCAGCCTGCACCCGCGCTTTTACCGCCGCCTGGCTTTCCCGCCAGGCCGCGATATTCTCCCGCAGCCCTGCAGTCAGTTTCGTGGATAACACGGGGATCAGGCTGTAAAGCGCCACGCTGGAGACGGTGTTGAAATTGTCTGCCAGGCTGTTCAGTGCCTCCGTGGCAACCTGAATCCCGCTGCGGAGTGGCCCGTTACTGCTCTGGCCGATCTTAATGACCATCCCTTCAAACGCACTGCTCAGCCCCAGCAAATCGCCGTTCAGGTTGTTAACCCTGATGGATGCCTGCTCATGCGCCGTTTTGGTACCGGTCAGGGAAGCGGTCAGCTCATCAAGCTTTGAACGGTTCTGGACCAGGATAGACGCCGCATTCAGGTTCTCCACGCCAAACAGTTTTACGGCCTGGGCCGTGGAGAGATTTTTCCCGGAAAGAGTGGTCAGCGCCTGGCTGAGACCAACCACGGACGGCTTGAGGCTCTTGTCTGTGCCCTTTTCCAGGTTCAGGATGACGTTACGCAGCGCCGTGCCGGCTTCACCGCCTTTAATTTCACGCTCTGCCAGCACCTGAATCGCGGCATTCAGCTGCTCAAAACCAACGCCGGCCTGTGCGGCTGCGACGCCACCATTTTTAATGGCAGCCGCCGTATCCACAATCTCCGACGACCCGTACTTCGCGCCGGCGGCCAGCACGTTGATATAACGATCTGCTTCCTGCGCGCTCGCCCCGTACTGGTTTAAGGAGAGCGCCAGCGTTCTGGTCGCATCGGGCAGCGTTGTGCCGGCGGCCTGCGCCAGGATAAGCGCGCTGTTCGTAGCCTTCTGCAGTCCATCGGACGTTTTTAAAAGCTCCGGTTTAGCCGACGCCATCAGCTTTAACGCTTCGGCGGCCTGGCTGGCGCTGTACTCTGTCGTGCGCCCCATTCCCTGCGCAGCCAGATCCAGCGCTTTCATTTCAGCTGCAGTCGCACCGGTGATGGCCTGCAGGTCTGATAATGCCTGTCCATATTGTCTGGACGTGGTGACGATCGTGCCGATGGAAAGGCCGGCTCCTGCCAGCCCCGCCAGCCGGCTGGCCATCCCGGATATCGACAGACCGACCTTCTTATAGGCGTCCTCCGTCTTTTTCGCGTCCGCCTGGGCATTACGGTTAAACCGTCGTGACTGGTTCTCCGCATCGCCATACGCTCCCAGCAGCTGGGATTTAAAACTGGCTGCGTTCAGGTGCAGCCCGACCGCTAAAGATGCGACGTCTGCCATTACATTAACGCCCTCATGACTGCCGCGCATTCATCATCGACCCGGGATGGCGCAGGTGTGGTTTCGGTAGGTGGCGCGTTTTCATCGCCAGGACGGCGGAAAGTGCCCTGTTTCAGGAAGTAGGCTCGCCAGTGGTACAGAGTGTTTGCCGGCAATGCGGCAATTTTGGATGGGTCAGGCTCGCCCCAGCGGTCGGCCAGCCAGAAGATCAGCTCCAGCCAGGGCGAGTCACTCAGTTTTTTTCTGCTTCCTCCAGCTTGCCGATTGCGTGTTGCTTCACTTTTTCCACAGCGGCTAGCAGTTCGGGGTTTTCATGGGCCTTCAGCAGCTCGGCTGCTGTGGGTTTAAATTCATCCGGAATGGCCGTTCCATCCGGCTGAACCAGTGCATCGATGACGATCTGGATGACTTGCTCCGATGCCTCGCGCGCTGCGCCAGCTTTTGTGGTTTCAGCCATTTTCTCTTCGTAGCTGATGAGGTAATCCCCGGTCAGGCGGCGGATGAATACGGTGGCGCCAAATAACTCGGTTTTAATGACGGTTGGCTCCGATTTAAGCAACGCGGATTTCAGCGTGGACAGGTAATCTTTATCTTTCACAGGTAGTCCTTAAAAATAAAAAGCCACCCGAAGGTGGCTGTTTAAAGGTTAAGTTAATCAGGCGCCGCCGGAGACAGCGACGGTTCCCCAGGCGATCTTGTTCTGTTTACCCTGAACAGTGATCTGGATGACCTCATTCGCCGGAGCGGCGATTTCATTCATCTGCCACCCGGACAGCGCCAGGAGCATCGTCGCTGTTCGCTTGTTGGGTAATTCGACGTATAACTGGATGGTCTTGCGGGCCTCTGCTGCGTTCAGCAGCGCGGCAAAATCGGTGTTGCCCGGATCATCAATGAAGCCCAGTGACTTTTCAGGCCCGTCAGGCAGATCGCTGATGGACTGTTTCTGCTTATCCAGTAACGTGGTGCAGTCGACAAAGCCCCCCGTCTGCCCCATTGCACCCAGCGCTTTACAGTTAATCAGCGGTTTCAGCGCTGACGTGGCAGCGCCAGGCTCCCCGTATTTCACAATGGTGCCCGCCGGCAACATCGCATATTCAGGCGAAGTTTTATCAGCCATGTTTCTCTCTCTTTTTATACGGCAGCGGATGCTACCTGTTTTCAATGCCGTTTCGGATTTCCACGGTTAACACGCGCAAAACGGTCTGGAGGTTGTAATCCAGGGCGGGTCGGATAAAGGGGTCTGCAACCTGTTTAACCGTGCCAAACTCCTGCGCCAGCGCCTTCATATGGTGCTGCTTGCTGGGGCCAACACGGAGCGTTACAACCGCGTTCCCTTTACCCTTGCGGGTGGAAGAGCGGATTTTGATTGAGTCCCGCATGTGCGGCCCGGCAGACGTTTCGTCAAAGCCGGCATGCTGCTTCATATCTTCCTCGACGACCTTTAGCGCTTCGCGCCCGGCATCCCGCAATACCTTCGTCGCCACTTTTTCGCCCAGGGCCATTAACTGCCGCTCCAGCTCATCCAGCCCTTTAACTTCCATTCGGATCACGAGGAGTCCTCCACGTAGTGAATGATGAAATCGCGGGTCAGGCGATACTGAATGCGACGATTCGTCAGCTGGTTTTTATCCTGATGGATACCGCCTCGCTCCACATACTGAACCGGGATACCCTCCAGCTGGCCATGAACGACGGACTTCAGTTCCGACCAGATTTTTTTATCCAGCTGCAGCAGTGAGGTGTAATCATCGAGACGGTACAGATTCACCTGGATACGGGCAGATACGATCCCCGTTCGCAACATTCCCGAGACCATTTCCGGGTCAGAGATACGCTGAAAGGTCACACCTTCCTGGACCGTGTCCGGCAGTAAAAGCGGATACGCATTCATGCCGGTGATGCGCTCCAGCGCACCCTTAATCGCCAGCTCTATCATGCCGCCCGTCAGCCTCCCCCGTGATAATGATCCGGTCTGTTTTGCGGTCTATATTCCGGACGGTATAAACCAGATTTTTCGTCGTGATTTTCCAGTCAATATCAACCAGCACGCCCGGATAGACCGTAAACAGGCAGGTTTCCACCACCTGCTGCTGATCCAGCGTGCGGACTTTTCGCCCCGATACCAGCTCCCGTTTTGCCCACGCTTTTCCCGATTCAACCTGCTTTTCCGGTAGCGGTTCGCCCAGCGGCCCACGACCGGACTGAGCGTAGCTAATTGCAATGCGACAGTTCATATCACCCGGTTTCAGGCTCATAGCGTATGCTCCTGCAGGGGGAAAAGAAGATGCCTCACCGCAGCGGTTTCCAGCCACTGTCCGGTATGGCCATTCAGATACGCATCGCTGACCAGAAACTGAATGGCCAGCCGGATATCTTCATCCGCGATAAATCCGCGGACGGTCTCCGGGAGTGCCTGCAGCTCTTCATCACTGGTGACCAGCTTGCAGTAATAATCACGCTCGATGCTCCGCTGCGCGGCGTTCACCATTTGCGTGAGCATGGCGTCATGCTCCGTGAAATCCAGTTCCAGGCGTAGCTGGGTTTTCACATCATCCAATGTCAGTATCAAAATCGCTGTCTCCCGGCTTCGGTTTCAGCGCGCGTTCGGCATCCTTCGGCCATACCGCGATACGGCGCTTAACCAGCTCTTCGGCGTGCGATCCTTCAAACCACGCGATATCACCACGGGAATAACGGCTATGCGGACCGAGGAACACAACGGATTTGCGTTCTGCCTGTGCGACCACGGTCGCACGGTTATCCTGTGCGGTCTCAGTCGCATGGTTGTCCTGTGCGGTCTCGGTTGCATGGTTGTCCTGTACGACCGTTTCTTCCGGCTCCACTGCTTTATTTTTCGCAGCCATAACATTCTCCTTAAAGGGAAAAGCCCGCATATGCGGGCTTTATTAACAGAGGGGTGGGTTAGAACAGGACGCCGGTACCCAGCACCAGGCCTTCCGGATGACGGAAGCCGATATCGTGTTCGAGGACGACGCGGATCAGCGACTGGTTACGCGAGAACGCGGAAACTGGGTTACCTTCTGCATCGAGATAGGTGGCTTCTCTGGAGAAATCGACCCTCATGGAACCATCTTCACCGATGACAACATCATTGAAGTCGGCGAAATAAATTTCCGTTTCCTTACCACTTTCGCCCAGGTTAACCGGGATCGCGCTGGTATACTGAATCGGATAGCCCTTGAGCATCCCCTGCGCCATTTCCGGGTAGACTTTGTTGCCGTTGCCGTCACGCAGGCCAAACAGCTTCATATAGGTACGGTTCGACATACCCCAGCCGCAACGGATCATCAGGCTGTTGCCATCCATCGCCATCAGAATAATCTTGTCCAGGTACTCATCAACCGTGTTCAGGTTGATCGCGGAACCCGCTTCCCACGGCAGCAGGCGGTTCCACTGCGTCGCACGCGACTTCATACCAATCGGTGTATCGCCGGTACCGTCATCGCGCATAAACGCTTTATCCTCACGAACAGCGATGGCGGTCAGAATATCCTGCAGGACCAGCTGCTCAACGTTAAAACCGGCGCGGCCAATCAGCTGGTTCGACATCGGGACCAGGGCGATCATGGTTTTAGCACTCAGTTTTACGTCGTCGAATTTTGACTCAGACGTCTTGGCATCCTTTCCTTCGCCGGTGTAGCTGGCCGTTGCACCGCCAGCCGAGCGCGGTAACGTCAGATTGCCGTTAGGCAGCGGAACGGAGCGGGCACCCAGCTTACGGACAATGGTACGGTCGCTCAGCAGCTCGATGACTTCGTTTTGCATGTTCTCCGGGATGAGCGCCCCACCGGAACCCGCAGCGGTGGAAATGGCCATCGATACGGACTGGTCATTCAGCTCTTCTGAAGCGAATTTTGCCGCGTCCTGCAGATTACCTGCGCCTGCGGCGACAGACATCACCAGTCGGGTCATGCCAGCACCGGTGTACTGTTTCGGCTCCTGCTTAATAATAATGCCGGGGGCCTGCTGAGTCGCTTTCACGGGCTTTGCGACCAGCGCCGCAGCACGTTCGGCGGCTTCCAGGCGTTCCATTTTGGCGCTGATATCAGTGAACTGCTGCTGCAGGTTCGCAAACTCCGTCAGCTGCTCCGCAGTCAGCGTGCCGCCGCCGGCTTCAATGGTTGCCAGGGCCTGAACCTGTTCGTTGATACCCGCACGCTGACGACGCAATTCTTCAATCTGTGGCATTTGATTTCTCTCTTTTTAGACATAAAAAAAGCAGCCTGCTGGCTGCTTAAGGTGACGCGGTTTGTGTTTGCGCCGGGTTACATTTTGGTTTGCAGGTCCATCGCGGCTGCCTGCATCTGAATGGAGGTTTTTTGACGGGGTTGCTGATACTTTGCCGCGATAGCATTGATCGCCGCCTGGGGGTCAGAGACTTCATCCGCCAGGCCGGCAGACACCGCGCCAGGGCCAAAATACAGCCCCGCCTGCGTATCAATGACGGCCTGCTGCTTCAGGCCGCGATATTCGGCCACTGACCCCGTAAACGTCTCGTACATTTCGTCGATCATGCCCTGGAACATACCCAGCGACTCTTCACTCAGTGGTTCATGTTGGGTGCCGTTATTTTTGTTATCTCCCCGGTAAATGGTGGTGAACGTCAGCCCCATTTTTTCTTCCATCTTCGACGTATCGAGGTGCTCCATGATCACACCAATCGACCCCACGCCACTGGTCTGGCTGACGATGATTTTGCTGCAGGCCGATGCGATGAAATACGCGGCGGAATACGCACTGTAGTTCACAATCGCCGTGATGGGTTTCGTGTCGCGAGACTGATAAATGTAATCGGCCAGCTCCTTGCACCCCACCGCTGCGCCGCCGCCGGAGTTAATATCCAGAACGATTTCGCTGATTGAGGGGGCGTTTAACGCCGCCTGCAACTGCCCGCGGATCCGCTCGTAGCTGGTCAGCTCTGAGCACATCGCCGTAATCTGCCCCCGGCGTGGAACAAGAATGCCGTGAACGGGGATCACCGCCACCCCGCCGGTGGGCTGGACCTGCTCAGCAGCAGGTGATTTACCCGGATTCAGCGCCATCTGAATGGCGGCATCTTCGGTGATCCCCTGAATACGGGGGATGAGCACCGCTTTCACGGAGTCCATTGTTTGCCGCGTCACGTAATGCGGCACGCCAAAGACCATATCTGCCAGGTGCGGCAGGTTAATTAATTTCGTTGTCATGTTGTCTTCCAGGTCATCCCGCGCGGCGGGAAATAATCAGGCTCTGGCCAGAAGGGTTTCGATTTCGGCCAGCTGTTTCGCTGTCGGCGACTTATCGCCAGGAAGGATCTTCGCGCTGTCGACCATATTGAGCGGTGTCAGGTATTTGTCCCCGCCAGCGATTGGCGGCAGATTCTCCATACGCCGGATATCGTTAGTGGATAGCCATCCCCACTGGCGGCCCAGCGCATACGATTCATAGCGTGACTTCTGGTCGCCTCGCAGCAGCCCGGAAACGTTGAACTCGATGTACAAATCGCGGCGTTCGCTGGGCAGAAGCAGATCGCGCTGCAGCGCACCCTCATGGCGTTTCAGCCAGGCCAGCAGCGTATACATCACGAACTGCAGGCCCTGGTGCTCGATGTTGTTGTTGGTTGCTTTCGCCAGCATCTGCACCATATGTGGCGGGATTTTATAGAGCCGGCAGACCTCTTCCACGCCCCACTGCCGCGACTGTAGCAGCTGCGCCTTTTCGTTATCCTGCGACAGTTGTTTGTAGCTCATGCCCTCCTGCAGCAATGCCACAGAGAACATATTGTGAATACCGGAATGGCGCTCGGTCCATTTCGCCAGCAGGCGATCAATAGCATCCTGGCTTTTAATGGTCGCAGCCTCTTTCGGACGCTCTATCACCCCGCTCATCGTTGTCCCGCGCCGGAATGTCGCGGCCGCATGCTCCTCAACCGCCAGATTCAGCCCCAGAACATCGGCGTTCGTCTGAATGGGGGAACTGCCGATATAGCCATCCAGAGAAAAGACCTTCACATGGTGCATCATGCGCATCGGCAGAATTTCGCCGACTTCCGGGAGTTCGTAATACGGCATACCGTCCGGCCCTTTCAGCACAATGACCTTTTTCGGGTTAATGGGGATCAGCTCTTTCGGGTAGCCTTTTCCGTCCCGTTCGATGATCGAGTAGCAATTTCCCTCAAGCCCCAGCAACCCCTGCTGCTGCTCGAAATACTCGAATGCGGTGTCTTTCCTGTTGGGCTGGGAGTGAATCAGGTCATAAACCGGGTGGTCCGTCGCACGCTGGCGCCCGCCATTTTTATCCCGCCGGTAGAGTTCGCGCGGCAGCTGCGCGACTGACTCCGCCAGGAGGGTGACACAGGCCCGGACCGCTGAAAGTCCAAGAGCGGTTTCCGGCGTGATTATGATGCCAGTTTTGCTCTGGCTTGAACGAACCCCGCCCAGCATGGCTTCCCAGAAGCTATTACCCGAGTATTGTCGGCCCCTGAACATCTGGGGTAGGAACATTATTTACCTCCGCCATTGCTGATGCCGGAGGAAAAGGCCCGGGTTGTCATATATGACCAGCCCAGACAAATAATCCCTCCTGTTATCAATCCCACTGATGGAGAAATAAGCCAGGCACCTGCGGATAACAATCCAGCACCAGTGAGGCCGACAATAAAACTCAGAACTGAAATTAGCATGCTATATCTTCCTCATCGTATACGGATGTCATCACTGAACTGTTGAGCATGGCGCGCCCCAGCCCCATCATTAAACCAACCGCACCATCTATCTTGTTCTGCCGCCCTTCCTTCCCGGGACGCACAATATCGTCACTTCCGGGAAGGTACTGGCCGACGATATTGGAAATACACCAGTTCATGACAGGGTGTCCGTCATGATGGAATCTCCCCGAGATGAGCGCAGCCTCAATCTCTCTCATAGGATCACTCATATGGGTAAAATTTTGTCTTATCTCGACAGGCTCAAGCCCCTCTTCCTCAAGCATGTGACGTAATGAAGTCGCGCCATAAGGATCAATGGGGCATTGGGCAATTTTTACGGTATTCCGCAGCTTCAGGATCGTTTCAAATATCAGCCTGTAATCAACTTCGCCACCATCGGTCGGGATCAACTTACCCTGCCGGACAAAGGACTGATAACGTTCTGCGGTACTTTTCAGCGCGGTCTCCTGCGAGTAAATGGTTTCTTCTGGTGCCCAGAACAGAGGAGAAACACAGTAAAAATGTGTTATTCCGTCTATTTCACGACGAAAAACTGGAACCACGGCATTGAGGTCAACTTTCGAGGCCAGATCGATACCCAGCCAGCATTCTTCCCCTTCAAAATCTGACAACTTAAGGTTTTTATCGGCTGCATCCATCCATTTTCTCAGGTCGTAATAAGCTGATTTTGCGCTTACCCAGCGATTGAAATGCTTGGTCAGAATCTTGTTTGTCTGCCCGGGCGTCGACATACCCAATAATTGTTTAGCCCGGAGAAAATCTGCTTTTACCGAAATGCCATAGTTGGGGTTTGCCTTGATTAATGCCTCAGGAGTCGTCCAGTCATCATCGTCATCAAGGCCATAAATCAGCCCAAATATGGTTTCATTTTCCTCGCCATTACGGGTTCTCCGCAGGATCTCGACAACCTGAGTACGCTTTTCATAGCAAGGGGATGTAATGTCATAGCCGGCGGTGGTGATGATCAGTGTCATCGGTTGTTCACGAGCCCCCATACCGGTGGTCATGGTAGTGTAAAGCGCATCAGTAGTATGTTCGTGATATTTATTGCAAGCATTTTTAATCCATTGATTAAAAAGGGGAAATTTTCATTCAAGCTCTTTGTTTTGTCCTTTGTGCAATACACACAGCAATACACAGAAGTAAGACTTACTAGCTGTTAACCGCACCATTACAGACAACCCTCATTCATGGCCATGTGTCTATTGGGCTAGACAGTAGCAATGGATACCCTTTAAAAAGCTGTAAAATCATGTGAGCTAAGTGCTATAAAATTTCCATACACTCATTTAGAATGAGTTAAAGAGGCAACAACAATAATTATCTAACGGTTATAATTAAGATGGACTCTATATCATGATAAACAACATACGCATTAACTTTAGACAATCAATAGATGCGATTTGTAAAAAAACTCTTTTAGATGCCGGATTCAAGCTGCCTAAACATGGAGAATCAAACTATTTAGAATTACTGCTTAACATGTCCATACGAATTATACCTCCTAAAAAAAGAAATGTTCATTTGCACAGCAAATTAAAGATACCGTCAAATAATACCAAGGGCTTTTTTTGCATTAATTCATAAGATGCAAGCAGGCATAAACATAAATAGTTATCAAAGCCATCACCTGGAAAGAATAGACTTTAATGACGGCTTTCTTAATGACTTTGGATTACATCACTTTCACTTAGGTGAAAACCCTCAAGGCACTGGAAAACATAAAAGATACATAACAAGAACAAAAAATATTGCATTTGCTAAAGTTGATGAAAATGACATCTATATACTTGGAATATTTGGTCACAAACACGGAGAGAAAAACTTAGTTTTTTTAGATGAAAACCTTCTTCAGCTTATATATGACGAGTGGCCACACCTACTTGATAAATATATAATAAAAAACGCTACAGCAAGTAAAAAGTACTCTCCAGAAGAAAGGTACAATTTAAGAACAAAACATTTAAATGCATTCATCACTCTAAATGATGGCACAACAATAATCTCGCCTGGTGGCGGGTATATGTTAAACGGTACCAATGCAAACATTAGCCTAGAGTTATTACATTTATATCGAGCAATCCCTTATTTAAAGGAACAACTATTCATACACCAAGAATTAAATTATCCATATGACATAGAATTCCAAGTGGTTACATTTGGGCATAATGAACTATCTTTATTTTCCGATAAACATTGTTTTTTTACTCAAATAAAAAGGCAAGGTGATAACATACTCACAACTTCGCTATCACCAGGCTATGGCCCTATCTATGCTCAAGGATTCATAGCTAGTAATAAAAAGGCAATTTATAATGAAGTATGTACAGCATTAATAGGATTTGTTGGAAGGGACTTTCTTTACCCCTTCCCATCAAAATTGATAAACATACATAGAGACATGCAAATAGTTAAGCGTTTTTAATTACTTCCGAACTATGTTTTATAAGCAGCAACGATACTCAAATACCATTAAATGTCGCCAATCGTTCTTTGTGACTGTCACTCATATCAAAAGCAAAATATTCGTGCTCAGACTGGAAAGTACCGAACGCCATCAACGCTGATACAGCAGGGTCGATCTTGTTAGCGGATTTCTTCTTGTTAGGCTTGATATTGGCGTTGGCGTCAGACTCCATAACCACGTTACCAATCGCCCAGGACAGAACAGGATCGCCACGATGACGCACAACTCTGCGGTTGACGAATACCTCAAAGGATTTCGCTACCGGGCTGAACCTGAGATAGGTTTGAGGAAACGGCTCCACATCGAGACCAGCTCCCTGAAGCTGAGTGCGCAGATGCGTGGCGTTCCAGGTATCGAAGCCCACCAGTCTGATATTGAAGATTTCAGCATCGCGCAGGATATCGTCACGAATGCGGTCATAGTCGATACAGTCGCCGGGTGTAGTGCGTATCCAGCCCGCTTTCACCCACTGGCGGTAGATAGCGCGGTTTTTGTTGGCGACGTTAAGCAACTGCGTTTCCGGCAGATAATGGCGGGTCAGCAGGCGGATCTCCCTGTCGAACGGGAAAGCGTAGCTCACGCTGGTGATATCGCTGGTTGAGGACAGGTCAAATCCTGCGTAGCACTCCATCCCTGCAAGATCCTCTTCGGTATAGTCGAGCGCACAGGCGTCCCATGCACCGGCACCCATCCACGGAGTGGAGCCCTGACACCAGATATTGAAACGTTTGGTCAGCATTTCCACCCACTGCGACGGTATGCCCCGCGCTTTCTGGATGGTGGACTCCAGTTTCGCCGCGTCAACGGACACATGCAGGTTAGGGTTAGCCTTGATCCACATTTCAGGCTGCTCAACCTCGCTTTCGTCGTCCAGCTCGTAGATCAGGACAAACAGCGAATCGTTACTCTCCTCCCCGGCCAGAATCTGGCAGCAGTAGTCATAATGCTGTTTGCAGGCGGAGACAACGTTACTTCCGGCGGTCGTGATGGCGAACAAAATCGCCTCCGGTCGTGCGCCCATCCCCAGCTCAAGCGCGGAATAAACGCCGTTATCGGGGTGAAGGTGGTATTCATCGACAATCGCCAGGCTGGGGTTAGTCCCCTCAATGGTGGCCGCTTTTGCCGCCAGCGGCTTCAACAGGCTGTTGCTCTTTGGATAAATGACCTTGTGCGCCTGAATATTGACGCGCTTTTTTAGCGGTTTTGACAGCAGGCACATCTGGCGGGCATCGTCGAACACGATTCGGGCCTGATCCCGGCTCACCGCCGCCGTGTAGATATCCTGCTGGCCCTTCTCCATTACCAGAAACCAGTTAGCCAGCATGGCGGCTACGGTAGATTTGGCATTCTTGCGCGGCACTTCAATAAAGGCGCTGCTGTACTTCCGGCGGCCTGATTCCCTGACTTTAAATCCCAGCAGGTTAGCAAAGGCAAATTGTTGCCACGGCTCCAGTTCAATAGGCTGGCCGCGCAGCGGTCCTTTGACGTGAGGACAGAGCCGGGAGAACGCAATAAACCGCTCTACGGTCGCCGTATCGAACTCATAACGGGGGTCACTCAGGTCTGAAAAGTACCTTTCCACGGCCTGTTTTACGCGCTTACAGGCCGGAATTTCGCCCGTTTTTATCGCGTTTGCGTACTCATCCCAGACGGTCAAGCTCGTCTTCCTCTTCCGTTTCTACAGGGTTACGACGGCGGCTTACCGGATCAAAGCCCAGCAGCGACGACATTTTAATCATGATTTTTTCAGCATCGGCCTTTGCACTCAGCGCCGGATTCCGGCTCTCGCCGCCCTGGCTGTTAATAATGCTGAAACCACGGCTGGCAAGGTCTTCCACGGCTTTGCGGTACAACGAATAGTTGACGCAAAAAAGCTCAAGGTTATTCCAGTCGGCGGGAGTCAGATCCCCGCGCTCCGCCAGTTGCTTCGCCTTTGCTTTCCACTGCTGCGCGGCTAGCTCATCAAGGTAAGCTGGCGGTTTTGGTGCTCTTGCCATAAAAATTTCTCGTTTCCATCGCGTTTTATTTTCAAAAAAATTACCGAGCGTAAAAATTTGAGGGGGCAGGTGGTTCCTTGCTGAGAGGGGTTTGTCCTGAAAACCTCCCCCACCCCGTCCATTCGGCCTGTCAGCGGTTGCGAAAGCATTCCATGAGCTCCCGGTCACGCTGGCTCATGCGCTTTGCTGCGGGCTTCTTATGCGCTCTCTGTCTGGCTGGTTGCCATGACTCACGCTGCTTTATCAGCCCACTAATCACCCGCTGCTGTTCCTGCTCAGTCATTGTTTGCCTCATAGATCCAGTCGGTGCGATGACGTGCTGCTTCTTCCTGCTCACGGAACTTACCGGCTTTACGCTGCTGCTTCGTCACCGGGTCTGTTGTGGTTGTCTTCCGTCCATGACAGGCAGCGCATAACGACTGGTGATTACTGGCGGGCCAGAACAGCACATCGGCCTCACCCTCGATAGGGATGATGTGATCGACGATAGTTGCCGATGTATAGACGTCAGCCTTAAGACAATGGACACACAGCGGATTAGCTTTCAGAAAATGACGACGGTATTCGCCCCAGCGGTTGGAGTAACCACGCTCTGTTCGCGTACCTCTTCGGCTGTCGCTTTGTCTGCGGGCATCCCGCTTATGCTCGTCACACTTGCCAGACTTCACCCGTTTATTACATCCCGGCTCAGTGCATCGGCGTAGTGGTTGCCACGGCATCAGTACACCCCCACATCACGATAGACAGACCACAACGCAGAGACAGCCATCGGTATCTCTTTGGCGTCAGTATCACCAATCATCGTGCGGTACTCGTACAACTGAGATACGTACATCAGACAGCCAATCTTGATAGCTGGCGTAAACTCCAGCCCGTTATCAAACCGCTTGCCGATATGCTTCTGGCAAACCTCCAGCGCCGCATCGATGTACGCCTGTATCAGCGTGTCTTCATAATCATCATCAATACGGCAATGCAGCTTTGCTTCTTCCAGACCAATTAACTCATTCATTGAAAATGCCTCCCTTGCACAGCAGCTCAAGCCGGGTGTGATCCACATCAGGAATGACGGCCACAATGCCGTAAATCTGCCCCCGGACATTTGGCGAGCGGTACAAAATGCGGTTTGCGGTGGTGATATCGTCGCGGTAGCGCGTCCAGATTCGTACAGTGGCTTCGGAGTAGAGCGCCCCTGAAGACATACGCTCACGCCCACTTATAGCGCGGATTTCAGCCCAGACGGTGGCAAGGTCAGACCACACAGAGATAACCTGACCCATCTGATCACGGTGAGATTCTGACTTCTGAAAAGTGACGCGGCGTTTCATCTTTCCGGCTCTCATTCGTCACCGTCCTTGTTGTCCTTACTGACCTTCACTTCCTGCTTCCATGCCTGACTGTATTCGTCGCCACCTTCGCGCGGTGGCATCCCTTCCCGTTCGCGGGCTTCGTTCGGGTTCATGATCCCGTTCTTGATACCGCGCTCATAAGTGGCGTAACGTTCGGTTGGAGTGGCTCGAAGAAGATCGGCAGAGTCGAACTCCACCTGATAACGGATTCCGGGTACAGGCGATGCCACCAGCAACGCGGATTTAATCTGCTGCTCAAAGTTCGCCAGCCACGGGCGCATTGTCATGGTAAGAAAGGCGCGGCTCGCCTCACTAAAATTGCTGTAGGTGCTGTTGCTGTATTCCTGCAGGAAGATGGGAGAAACGTTAAACATGCGGGCAATATCTTCAATGGTGAAGCGACGGGAGGCCAGCCACTCAGCATCCTGATTGCTCATGCCAAGCTGCTTATAGTCCATGCCACCTTCAAGGATCGGCGTTTTCCCGGCGTTTCTGGCACCTTTGTAGCGTTCCAGTGCGTCCAGAGCTTGTTTGCCCTTTAAGCTGTCGAGCCATTCAGCAGTAGTGACCACGCCAGCCGCCATCATGCCATCTTTCATAATGCTGGCACCGTGGCGCTGCTGAGCGAGGCCCAGCCCCAACGCCTCACGGCAGACGGTGATCGGCGAACACCCCAGAAAGCCATCGTCGGTGGAGTAACGCAGGTGCAGCATCTCTTCCTGCAAGTAGGTGCGCACAGCCCCCGTAAACGGTTCAGTAACGGTGTATTTGTACTTATGCTGGCCGATACGTTCGGGAACAACCGCCCCCGGCGCATACGGATGCAGGGATTGCGGCTGGCCGTCACGGCCCCACTGGATCACCGCATAGGCGTTACCATTCAGCAGGCAGTGGCGCATCATCGTGCGTTTAAACTGGTAAGGCGTCTGGCAGTCGTTAGGCTGTTCGTTCAGGAGAAAATCCACCGGGTGATTGCTCAGCCACTCCCGCGCCTCTCGTCCTTTATCATTTCGTACCCGGTAGAGGTAACAGGGCATTGTCGCCACAGCTTCACTGATAACGGAAACAGCATTCATCACCGCCGGCAGAGATTCCGCAGTACCCGCAGACACGTACTCGCCTGATCCGGTATTTGGAATCCCTGCCATCGCCAGAAACTCATCAATGGTCATGCTGCGCTGCTCGGAGGGTTCAGACTTACGGCCAAACGGCCAGATATTCCACATATCAAAGCCCCGCTAATTCAGCCCAGCGGCGACGGTTATCGCCAGCGCGACGCAGTTCAGGATGTTGGGAGAAAAGCGAACGGTACGCGATTTCCACACCAGATTCAGGATAAGCAGGCATAGACGTAACTGTGATTTCCCGCAGGTCGGCAGCTATTACAGTACGGAGGTACGGAGTCTGGCCGATATCCCACGCCTCTTTCAGCGCACGGAAACCAAAACTCATGCCGGAAATATCCCCACGTTCCACCAGCTCCAGCACATCATTCCCAAGCTGGGTATTCGGTGGGGTCAGCTCAAAGCGCAGCCCGGTATCGTCCTCGGACAGCACCAGCGTGCCGGATTTAGTGCGCCCCAGCAGTTGGGTATAGTTATGCTCGTACAGTGCGCGCACATCGCTACCGGATGCCAGGCTGTCTTTAAACGCCCCCGGTACAAACTGCTCGCGGAACTCATCCCAGATAACTTCTGACAGGCTGTTCCAGCGCACGGCATAGCCCACCAGCTTTTTGTTGCTGGCGCTCAGCTCAGAGGTACGGATTTCAAAATCGATTGTTTTCATTACTGGACTCCACAGAGGGCAAAAGGAGCCGAAACCCCTTAAACGTCAGTTCAGGAACCGGAGCCGGAAAGCTCAAGCACCTTGATGGCGCAGGAGTCCACCACGCCGCCGCCCAGGTATTTATCGGTATGCACCTTGTAGAAACCCGGTTCGGTGATATTGTCAGGACGGGTGCGCACGCCTGTGGTGTGATCGACAATGAAGTAACCACGCTTAAAATCGCCTACCGCCAGAAATGCTTCTCCCGGAGCCGCATCGGGCATAGTTTCCAGATACTGAACCGGACGGCCCAGCAGCGTATCAGGAGAGTCAGCGACCAGACGATCGCGCCAGATATAGTCCCCGTTATCGTTTTTCAGCTTCTGAAGCGTGGCCGCAGTATTCGAGTTCATCACCCATACGGCATTCTTGCGGTATTTTGCTTTCAGCTTGTATAGAAGGTCGATCAAACCATCTGAGTTAACAGCAGCAGTTTCCATTTTCTCCAGCGTACCGAACGGGCGGGTTTTATCGCTGGTGGACACACGGTCATAAGCCAGAAAGCCTTTAGCCTTCTTCACACCATCGCCGTTAACAAAATCATTTTCTTCAGTAGCGCTGAAGGTGTCGGAGATTTCAGAAGATAACCAACCCAGAATATCCACCTCGGAAAAATCGAGGATCTCCTGAGTGGTTTTCGGGTATGCATAGATCGGGCTGAGTTTGATATCCACACGTTCCATTCTCGGTGTGGTAGTTTCGGCACGTGCTTCACCTTCTGCCCCATGCTTAACAACAGCACCGCCCACAGATACCAGTTTCTGGTATTCGTTGGTTTTGGTTGTCTTCACTGTCGCGATAGATCGCATCACGCTATCATCCTGCAACTGGCGCATGATCTCTTTGTCCAGCTCAGGGATAACGGTATAGCCGCCATCAGCCTGTACCAGCGTGGAGAGAGAACGGGTATCACCGGTCATGATGTAGTGCCGCAGTTCGTCGTTGCTTACTGGCTCACCTTCAACGGAAGTACCAGGCAGATTGCGCTGATCGTCGGCGACTGCTTCAAGACGGGTGATTTCAACTTCAAGCGCATCAGCATGGGCGCGGAGTTCGTCGAACTTTTTGCCCTCTTCTTCGTTAAGGCTGCGCTTTTCGGTGTCGGCTTTGTCCAGCATGGAACGCATCTGGGTTTTAAGAGCGGCTTTCTGCTGGCGTATTTCGAGTAATTTCTTCATGGAGTGGTTTCCGTAACAATTAACGTTGAGACGTGAAACCAGCGCTTGGAGGGAAGGCCGTCAGTAAAGGAGCCTATCTGAAGGGCAAAAAACCTGACGGCCAGTGGCGGCTCACGTCTGAGTGCCACTCTTTAAGATATATATTGAATTATTGATGTAAACGAGTATTTTTTGATGCAAACAGCAATGAACAACATTGAACAAATAATTTACTAAGCAAGGACCGATTAATGAAAAAAGAAACCATCTTTAATAGTACCTTTGGTTTGGGCAATGATCGATTTGATTGGCTGAATGCTTGCGTCGGAACGAATGGTTTCCCTGATTCATTAACTTATGCTGAAGGTTACCTTAGAACCCCAGAGATACTTACTGATTATATATACAAAAATAACAAGAGAGGAGAAGTTGATTTACTTGTTTATCCGATTGTCTACTCTGCCAGGCATGGAATTGAGCTTTCCCTAAAGACTATACTCATTGACATTGCAGATCTCCGAGGGTTGGAGATATCAGTTCCCGATGTGACAAAAATCCACAGCATCAAGAAACTATGGGATGCCACGATTGATGTCGCTGAGAGGACAGATATACGACTATTTCACAACGCAAAAAAAATCGAGCCTTATATATTAGATTTTGTGGCTATAGACGACACAGCTCAAACCTTTAGATATCCTGAATCCAATGTCGGAGCGACACATTTGGAAAAAACACCGATCATTAACCTTGTAAGATTTGTTTTTTATTTCAAAAGGCTTACCGAAGGGTTGCGCGAAATAATCAAACTCACTTCAAACCTTAAAGGTGAGTATAAAACGGGTACTTTTACCGATAAATTTTCACGCCGAGATCTAATTAAGCTATCAAAGGATTTAGGAAACAGAAAAGATTGGGGGCATTCCCTTACTGTGAAAAAAAAGGAAATTATTAAGAAAAAGTTTAATCTTGACAGCAATAAACAACTTGAAAGAGCAATTAACAAAATCAAAGATAATAGATACACTTCATCTATAATAGGCGTTGAACTTCCACTTAAACATATCAAAAAAAAGACATTGTTGATTTTTAAAAAAACTTGGTACATATTTCATCTAAAGGACACAATGAAAAAAAACAGCGTATTCTTGGATCCCTTAAAGGATTTAGTGATTACTTCATCCGATATAGGAATTGAAGATTTTATTGAATATCTAGACTTAAAAAATCACATCACCACTACTTATCTACCTTTCTTTTCAGAGGAAGAGTTAGCAGATTTAACCACACTAGTTATTATGGGGCGACAATCTAATCAATATTATGCAGAAGATTATGAAAAAGAGTTTGAAAGAAATTTAAGAGATGCACAATACAATAAAAAGGAGGCCTTTCTCAGCATTATCGAAAACACTGCTGCTTTATATTACATTCGAAACTCTCTAAGATTATTGGGCTGCAAACACCTTGCAGTTGAAAGTCATTTTAATTATTGAAATATTTAGGGGCCTAAAATGAGCCCCTAAAAAATTTTCTAAGCAGAAGGCATTTTATCCCTATATTGTTGCAGATGCTTGATCATTGCATCTAGTTGCTCCTGGTTTGTCGCCAAGATTTCGTCGGAAAGAGTGCTACGAACAAAATCATGATGGTCTATCCAGAACAGAGCACCCTTAGCTAATATCTGTTGGTATTTTGTTGTTGGCATCGTACACATATCGTGAAGCCCATAGTGATCGTAATGTTCCTTTATTTCATGAATCGTAATAGGCATAAATTCTCCTTGTTTGTCTAACTTGCCGCATTTAGTGCCGCGTTTAGCAATGCCGCACTTAGCGCCGCACCAGTTTTCTTAAAAAATCATGCAAACCCAGTAATGACGCGGGTTTCAGTGAAATGCCGCACTTAGCGCGTGTATACAGGGACTAAGTGCGGCATTTGATCATAAAACATACTAAATGCCGCACATGCCGCATTTGCCGCCGTATTTACTCGATAGTTACCGGGTAAAGGTTCTCCCCCTCGATGCGAATAATTTGCTCACTCTCCAGTTTGTCCATCCAGCGCGGGAATGACTTTCTCACTTTATCTGCTCCCAGTGTTGCACGCAGATCATCTTTAATGACGGAGATAGTGCATGGCTCCCCCTTAGCTGTTCTGCTGCGTACTGCCTGCCAAAGTGCATGGTGGTTATCGCTAAGACGGGAAACATGGGCCAGTTCAGGCTCAACCTCTTTAGCCTCTCTCGGCTGATCGTGCACCACCAGAGAGCAAACCAGCTCACCATCTTCATCGGTAAAAAGCTCTGCCGTTCTCAGGTCATACGCCTTACGCTCTGGCTCCTCAGCATCTTTCATCTTGGTGCAGGTCAGAATAAGCGCCTTTCCTTCCCCTTCACGCTTAACGTTAAACTCGGTATCAAGCGCGGCGCGGAAAGCACTGGAACCACGAGCCCCCTTTCCCTCATCCTTGCCGGAGTGGTGTACTACCAGCACCGTTGCACCCGTTTTCTGTTTGATAACGTCACACCCTTCAATAAACGCCCCCATGTCTCGAGCATCGTTCTCGTCGTTACCACCAAAACACCGGGCCAGCGTATCGATCACCACCATGCGAACCGGTACACCACATTCGGCTTCAATCTGCCTGGCAGCGAGAATCACTTCAGTTACCTCTGACTCGCGCACAGGGAACACCGGACGATTGACCAGCCAGAGGTTGTCTGCCTGTATGCCATGCACCTGTTCCCATGCCCGTATACGCCTTGGAACACCTACACCACCCTCACCAACCACATACAGCACTGCACCGGGAGTGACCGTCTTCCCAGCCCATGGCAGACCCGCAGCAATGTGACAGGCCCACGATACGGCGAGAAAACTCTTATACGAACCGCTGGGACCATAAATGCTGCACAGTGATTGTGCTGGCAGAAAGTGTTTAAGAATATAGTCCTGACGGATATCAAAACCCTTGGAGCCGCGAGAGAGAGGCAGTTTTGTCCTGAACTTTGCACCAGCATCAGGGAAAACACGGTGAATGCGCTGCACGTCAGACAGCAGGGCATTCATTTCCCCTTCGCCTATCTCTTCCACCAGCACAGAACGCCGTGCAGTAATCATTTGTTTGCGGTCCGTATCGAGATACCCGGCATCGCAAAGCTCCTCATACGGCATTGCTGCTATCTGGTTGAGGCGAGTCACCAGTTTCCCGTAACGGGTAGTTGGATCTTTATGCTGGTGGAGGGCTTTATCCAAATCGCTGCGGCTGTACTGCTTGCCATGCGCCCACAGATACGAACAGGTGAACAGGGCATCAGATACAGTTTCTACAGCTGTCAGTTGTACCGTCATTTTGGAATGCCCCCGCTCATCTGGAATTTACCGATCAGAGGATGGAACCAGTACGCAGAGCCATATTTGCGCTTAGCACTGCGCAGCACCAGCCGAGCCGCTTCCCTGAACTTTTCATCAGGTGCAACGAACCCTCCTGATTTCAGCTTAACCAACATCACTCCCGTATTTTTAGCCAGTTCCTCCGCCTTTTTGGTTGAGATACCGTATTCAGCAGCCAGCGTTGCTACTGGCGTCATTCCAGGAGGTATTTCACCACCTTGGGAATCGATCAATGACTTGATCTGAGCCTCAAGGAGCAAAACCTTTTCAACTAGCAGGCCTACTCGTTTTTCCAGTTCATTGAATTTGACGTTGCTAATCATGACTGAACCTCCGAACAACTTTCAAAACGCTCGCATTCTGCTTTCAAGAAACTATCGAGGTTAGTGGCCAGGGACTCAAATAACTGGCCAATCTCGGTAATTTCACCGTCCTCCATTGCATTGGGATAACACACCAGCATAGTCGCCACGATTTTTGCTTGGGCAGCACTAAGCGCGGCAGTAAGCAATTCCTGCTCATGCTCTTCAAGATTTTTTAGTTCAGCGATATAGCGCAGTTGTGGCTTAGACATTTCGAGCCTCCAGAGGAAGGCTGATTTCGCCTCCCATAATTGACCAGAGAGTTGCTCGATTTTTGTCAGTCCAAGTAAACGAATAGGGACTTTCAGTACGGATTTTTGCTGCAAAGGTTAGATGCCACTCAGGGAAGATTGCTCGAGCATCCTCCTCCGAATCTGCATCACATCTGAGGACTACAGGCGGGCATTCAGAAATCGCTTCTCGGGTAGCCAAGAATAGCCATGTAAATTTGGGGTGAGTTTGGGTATGCTGTATTCCAGCCATAATCGTTACTCCAGTTAACGGTTTGGTTAGAAGCCCGGTTAGTGTTCCACCACTTCCGGGCTTCACTGTTTATAAAACTTGCATCAAAAGGATATGGTATATACCATTAACGTTCACTCTACACGACTGGTATATACCAATGCAAGAAAAAAAATCTAAACGCGATTTTGACCGTTCTAGCAGTACGGCTAAAAACATACGCTTTGAAGACGAACTGCTTGAGCAAATCAACAATGCTGCTGGGCCAGGAAATTTTAGCTCTTGGGTAAAAGAGGCCTGCCGTGAGAAGCTAAAAAGATCTAGAGCAAGTCAAAAATAAATTAACAACATTATTTCATATAAAAACATGGCAGCAATTTATGCTGCCATAATGAGTTTTCTAAAATTTAAAAAGCCCACTGAATCGCTGAGAATACGAACTGCGTACAATAATCTTATTATTCTTTTTTACATCATTTGTATAAAAAGCATCAACACCAGTTATATTGAGAAGATCAATAACCTCTTGATGTGGATGTCGATCTAAACCTTTTCCTTTGAAATTATCATGACTAACAATAGCAAATTTCGGATTAATAAACCCCAATGTTACAGAATCTAAATTTTCCTTAGAACCATGATGCGGCACTTTTAATACATCTGCTTTCAGATAGTTTTTATATTTACCATTCATGATTCGAGAAAAAGCTTTCGTGTCAGCGTCACCGGTAAAAATCCATCCCAAACCATCGCTCACGCAATTATATTTAAACACTATACTTGTGTGATTTGATAATAATTCAAGGTGTTCTCTCACTTTGCTTTTGATATTACTTGCCTTTGCCCCAAACACAAATCCGGACATCGTAGTAAAAAACTTGATGACAAATTTTCTTGCTTCTTCCCGATATATTTCCCTCTCAGCATCCGGAGTTATCTCAGGGGAGTAATCAATCACATCCCTAATATCAACATCAAATCCAAGCTCATTTAACCTAACTATAACAGATTCAACATTGTTAGTTTGGCTAACCGCCTCCCCCCCCATAAGGAATTCATAAACCTGATCTGCATTTTTAGGAGGATTTAAAACTTTATAGTTATCACACCCCGTCTTATAAACATTATCCCCTTCACCTAAAAAAGATAACTTTATACTATTAAACGAAGGAAGTGATAAACTATTATAAGCAGCAAATTTTTTCTTGAGAATTTTGTTTATCTCTAGTATTTCAGGGAGATACCAAGGGATAAACACCTCTTCAACATCACATTTAGGGTTTGTGAGAATATCCTTAAGCCCTCCCATATGATCTCTATGGGAGTGGGTAATTAAAATTGAAAATCGCTCTGATTTT